CCTCGGGACACAGCGAGCACATCAACAATCTTTTGTTTAATAATTGTGTCAAAATCAGTAGTTGTTGCTATTTTTCCATTATTAAATTTTAATGGTAAGTATATTGATCTCATTATTTATTTCCACCTACACTTTTATAAAGATTGTACATACAAAATACTATGTAAAAAGAACCAAAACTAATACTGACTAGAGTTATCATTAAAAGTTTAAATAAATGGTTTTTAAACATAATAATCTACCATTTCTACCGATGATGTCCATGCCCCGTGAGTAACCACTGGTTCAGGTGGTTCAGGGGGCGTAGACATTGCTTGGAATGTGGGGTACTCGTCGTTTGTATCTTTCTTAGATACGAGCATATGTGTAAAAAACTCACTGCGGGTAAGCGTATGCTTTACATCTTTAATGTACCACAGACCATCAAAAGTTGATTCAAAGTTAGTTATGTTAACCAACCCCCCTGGTAATGCCCCTGCTGTGCCTGTCAATGCAAGATTAGCATTAAGGATATTAATTCCTCTATTATTAGCGGCAACCAAGGTATCAGCCATTGCAACAGAAGTAGCGTTAACACTGATATTGTCTGTGATATTTAAATCAATTTGTTTACCAAATCCAGTTGTTTCTTCAAACTGATTTGATGTGTAAGTAAATCCCTGGTTATCAAGGCTTGTTACTGAGATATTATGATTAGTCCTAGGTTTAATGGAATCGCCAAAAACACCCTGCATAGACAAAATAACGGCTGGGAAGGCACTTGTATCGCCACCACGGGCTTTGATGTTTTTAAGTTCATGGTATGAGGTTTGACGACCAAGTGAGCGCATGGGGTTCCAAACATGTAGGTGCGTTCCGTGCAGTGATACACAGAGACCATACATGTCAGCAACTTTGTTTAAGAACTCCCAATCTGATTCTTCTGACTGAACAATGCGTGGGTACTCAAACTTTTCACAAATAGTAGAAACACTAAATTTATATTTGTCAGCCAGTTCAGTGGCTACTTTTTGGATAGAACAGTTTTCCCATAGTTTAGTTTTCTTAGAACGCATGTTATAGGAGGCACCAATACATAACACCTCAACTAATTGAAACTGACTTCCATTAACAGTTCCTTCATAGTTTTTAAATGAAGGCTCTATGGACGCGATGTATCCACAGAACTCATGGAAATTAATACCAAATCCCCAGTAACAATAAACTGGTTTATTTATGTACTCAGTTATTAACTGCGATGGAATACCGGCTATCTTCATTTTTAGAAGATCATGTTTATTTTCACATAAATCAAGTTCTACTTGAACAATTGACATGTTGCGGGTAGGTACATCGTTTACGACAATTTCAACTTTAGGAGATATTGGGCTTGTTGACTTAAAGATCATTGAACGGGAATCCGAAGAACTGTTCCCACAGGCACTTCATCAGGGAATGGGACATGTGGATTAAGATCAGCAATTTCCCAATAACGCTCAGGATCATTCATTATCCGTGAGGCAATTAAATCAAAACTATCGCCAGTCTTAGTTGTGTATAAGTAGTACCTAGTACCATTACTATACTTTCTTAAAGAGATATAAGTACCACTACTGTCGGCTACTGGTTGTTTGTAGTAACGAGATATTGATTGAATAAAAGCCATGATCAACCCTTTGGAACATCTTTGAGATCAATTTGTATTAATTGAATACAGCGTTTATCTGCATCTTGAAGCACTGTTTTATATACCTCAAATGTTATTTCACTTCTTTTACTTTGTTTATTATTTATTAAAGAACTAATACTTGCTTTAATTTTTACCTTCATATCTATTATAAACTTATAGTCCGCGGCATCACTATAATAATTCTCAGATATGTAAGCCCGTTGTGCGGAGTCTTGGTCTTTAGCCTCAATGTTAGGGGGAGAACCAACTTTGGCAGACCCATATACTGCGTTGGACTGTTTACCTTGTGGTGCTATATCAAAACTTGATTTGGTGTCTGTTTCTCCTGGATACTCATCAGTGGCACCACCGTACGCATGGAATTTTGCCCAACTATCAATACTTGTTGCTACTGCTGTTGCTGGATTTAATGCGAGTAATAAAACATCTCGTGAATAGTTTTGGTTAGCCCCAGTTAGCGCCGCAAACCCAGTTGCAACACCTTTCAGTTCTTTTCCAGGACCAATATCTGTGTTTGATTCGGTCTTACCATTATTAGTAGCCGTAATTGCTTCTGAATCAGTAACAAAACTTCGCCAAACATAAACCTCAGGAGTGTGTTCAATAGTAATTCCATATTTACCTTCTTGGAATGCCTTAGCAATCGTAGAATCACCACCAGTTTCATTTACATTATCCCTAAAACCAAACATACAACGAACATCGCCAAACCCTAATATCTCAGATATAGTGCGGTCACTAACAAAAGTCCAATCGCTGGAGTAGTAATCATCACCAGACACGCCAGCGAGACCGATTTGATAATCTGGCAGACCACCTAACCATGTTCGGAGTAAGTCGTACTCGGCCTGATCACCCACAATTGGTTCAGCAATAACCGTTCCCTCTTTATTAGCATTCTCAACGGCGCTTGCTAATGATTCAGTAAGGTATGTTTTTTCTTTAGCAAAACCAATGTACTTAGCCTCAACAGTAATATTGATTGCACATACTGTTGGGACCATATCTCCACTAAATTTAGAGAACATAACATTTGAACCTTGAATGAATCCATCAATCATAAACATTGATGAGAATACAATTCGTACAGGTGTGCTAATCAAAAAGGCGCTGTTACCAAATTGAATATTAGTAAGAGCAGCATTCATTTCTTCAGCGGTTTTGTAGTTCTCAGCGGCTCCAGTAACTGATGCACCAGCAGATGTTTCTGAAGTATCCCATGATGAACTAAGGCTTTGGATTTTTGCTAGTGCCGCAATTGTCTTTTGTGTAATACCTTGACCAATGATGTTATCTAATACCTGGATATCGGATAAGACGCCATATCTACCAGGGTCTTGCTCAACTGAAGGTTCGTATGTGTTACTACCGTTTCTGTATTGCCGATCATCTGGGTCAACACGGGATTTAACAAGATAGTTACTTTGAGCGTTAACTTCTGCCTCACGGTTTAAAAAGATATCAAACGAGAATGTGGCGTTACCAGGAGTTGCAACTGAGAATTGACCAGGGTCTTGAAGTAATGGGTTCATTAACCCGCCAGATACAGACACTGCTCGTTGAATCTGTTGGGGGTTAAATTGAAAAAAGAAACGCGAATTTCCAAGTGCGTCACTTACGGTACCCCCATCTCCTAACGGAACACTTCCAAGTAACGAACGCATAAAACCGCGTTGAATAATCTGAGGATTACCACCACCAAGGTCGCGTCGGAATCGTCCTGGGTATTTAAAGTCAGGGTTATCTTCCTGAGTTCTTTCTAATGAAGCGCCACCTGGACCCGCAACACCAGCAGGTAAGTTAGACCATTGCTGTGATACATACTGACTAGCCATTACGCCATCCTCAGTTCTTTAATACGAATTTCTCTTTCTAAGATCATGGCAACTTCTCGTGCTATGACTTCGGCATCAACATAACTATTACCACTGCTATTAACATTAATAATAGGAGCAATATTAAAAGTTGAACCACTTTGGAAGGTAGTACTTCCTCCCCCAGTATTTGCCGTGCGAGGCATAGGATCACCTGTTTGGTCACCCATTGGTATGCCACGGCTCTTAAGCACACTGGACATAACTTTATTTCCGCCCCAACTTGCATACATCTTGTTAACAGATTCTGCTACAGCGTATGGGTCGTTACTACTACTCTTTAAGGCGTTAATGACACGCTTACCATAGTTCTGTATATGAAAAACATTCATACGCATACCTTGCTCATAATTAGCAAAGTTCTTTACACCTGATCCCTCATTATTAAACTTTGACCATTGCCCCAATGCCACATCGGCGGGGTCTTTTGGAGCACTCTTAACAGCCAATGGGTTATACGCCGCACGAGTACCCTCACTAGCAATCCATGCTGACATGGCTTCTAGGTTTGAAGCAGTCACGGGTGCCCCAACTCGGTTTAAGAAATCAGTAGACCATTGTTGGATGTCAACACCACTACGGGCCATGCCCCCGTTGGTAAACGCTCCACTGAAAGTAGAACCGCTTCCACTTATTGAACCACCGCTACGCGTACTTCTAACCCTACTGCCAGAGCCGCCGCTTAACCCAGTTGAACCAAGGGTACCACCAGAACGGAATGCCGCAATAGAGTCAGACATACTCATACCCTTAAGGGAGAATATATTAATACCAGCACTCATACCTAAGTTCTTATTACCTGAACCGTGTTCGCTGTCTCCGCTACCACCGCCACTTGATGACATTGGTGCACCGCCCCATGGACGACCTGCTTTTTCATACTCACTACGACCACTAGGTAGTTCCGATGGCTGGACATGCCAAGGCTCTCCCATATTGGCAAAGTGCTTCAAACCAAAGCGAGCGGCATTTGCAGTAATCCAACCCATGTCACCAGTTAAGTCAGCCGCCAATCCAATTTCGTGCATTGAGCGACCAGGGGGAGCGGCTTGGGCGCCACTCACATGCTCCCAGTAAGAGCCATCCCACTCCCAGTTCTTATTACCACTTTTATCTGTGGGACTTGATGTCTTACGATAACGGGAACGGAACATTGCTTCTTGATCAGCAACGCTACGATACCCAGTACCAATACCAACCTTGCCACCCGATGCCGCAACTAGTTGCTCTACGCGCTGTTGCATTGTGGGATGCATTTTCTTTGAACCAGGTCCTGGGTCACCAGTTCTACCCATTGAGGGTAGATTACGACCAGGTCCTGGGTCGCCACCACCGCCAGGGTCAATGGCGGTTCCACCCGCAGTAGCCACCGCACCAAGACCCATTAATCCAGCACCTAATGGTGCTCCCGCTCCCGTAGCAAGTAACGCCATTCCTGCCATACTGACGAGGGGTCCAACAGTTTTTAGAATGCCACCAAGCGCACCGCGCTTAGGCTTAGTTTCAATAGCCTTACCGACAATGTCTTTCATTCGTTCTTCAAGTTTTCCAAACATTACTTCAAGACTTTGTGTTGCCTTTTCAAGTTTGGCAAAACTTTCTTGCTGGGTGCCATAGAAAGTTTCTTCACGATTGGTTTTGACGCGAGTTGTTTCTTCAATTTGCGTGGCAAAGTTATCTTCAATACCCACCATACGGCGTTGGTTCTTGTCGGATGGGTCGTACATACCCTTGCCACCCTTAGCACCATACTGTTTGTTAGCCATGGCGTATTGAATGACCAGGTCTTGAGTAGCAGTATCAACACCCATGTCTGTTAAACGGGCGCGAGTATTACTACCCTGTTGGAGAGCACCTTCAATATTCTTAAGACCCGTTAGACCTGATGATCTTGCGAGATTCTGTATCATCTCGGTACCAGTGCGTTGACCGCCACCTGGCTTATAGAGACTCATACCAGTTGTCATAAACATGCGGTTAGCGGTTTGTGCGCTACCCATGTTAGTGAGCATGTTTGCTACACCCTGTGTACCAAGGCTGTACCCTGACAGGGCGTTAAGACCTTCTGCGGAAGAGGCTTGATTAAGGGCACCAATACCCGTGGATGCTTGCATACCCAGTAGGGTATTAATACCATTTTCACCAAGTCGGTAATTTGTTAATGGTTGACGATATGCATTCCGAACACCAGCATTACTTAATCCAGTAATTTGCTGGTACATAACCGACATTTTGTCGGCTGACGATGAGTACGCGTAACCACGGGCAATGCGGGCATCCATAGTGGCTACACCAGCGCCTACAACACTACCTATTGCACCCATCGCTGAAGAGAATGCATCTATTTTTCCAGCATATGAAGGTATGTTACGACCGCCACCACCGCCGCGACTACCACCACCGCCACCACCAGGACCGCCATCGTCACTGCTTGACCTAAGTCTTCCAGCGGCTGAGATTACTCTAGACATGTACCCTGGCTTAGAAGTGTCATCGTCAGCAGAACCATTAGTTAATGGGGCGTTGTAACCACTGGCTAGTGAGTCTTTATGACCACGACCACGACCACCCATAACGCCTTTAACGGCGGCACCAGCCTTACTGGCGGCTTTACTCAGCCCTTCCATACCAGCGGTAATACCACCTAGTACGCGCTTAAATTGCTCGGCTTCTTTTATGACTGTGCCAAAACCTGACTTACCAGTACCAACTACGGGCGTGGAAGAATCACCGAGACTTCCACCACCCGAATTAGAACCCGATATGTCAAAGGGGTCAGCCATTACTATCCTCCGCTACTAACTTGCCATCGGGACAACCTGCCCCAAAACTCCCGTTCTCGTACGGGCATGTTTTTAATCTCTGCTAAAGAAAACCCTTTATAGACGGAGGCGACTGCATTGTATTCCCAATAGATATTATCAATATTAACCGAATAAAAGTGAGACCCAGTCAAACATCAGTGTGATTTCTTCTCCACAATGAGCACACGGGGCATTCACCTCCCGAGGAGTCGGGCCTACTTTGGCGTCAAAGATTGCAGTAATAATGGTTGAACGATCAGCAATGCTGAGGTTTCGTGCCCACTCTTCTTTATTGGGTACTGACACCTGAGCACAGCGGGCAATCATCATAGAGTTTTGTGCCGCTAGATTCTTATTTAGTTTGCCAACACGAGCACTGTCATCCGAGGTTGGGTGATTAAAGAGCACAACTGAGCCATCTTTAAGGGTTACTTCAATTGACTTACGGGCCAATTCTTGGTTACCTTCAATAGGGAAGTCGTCATACAGGTCAATCAACAAATCGTTGGATTGTGAACAATGCGGGCAAACAACTTTAAATTCACGAACTTTTCCGTATGTTGCACGAATAATTGCTAGGAACAAAAGATCACGGTCGCCCACAATCAAGTCGTTCAAAATATTTGGTGTTTCTTTAATAGATGTTTCACCTAAAGATACAACTGTTCGCTTAAGTAGCGCCAATGAATACTCACCGTAGTTATTTGTACGGGACTCAACCTCAGCGAGGAATTCTTCGTCCCCACCAGTCATTTCTCGTACAACGGCGGTATCAATCCAGTCATTACCTAATTTGATACCACGGATAAGTTTTACTGATGTATCGGGTGCTTTGGACATCACCGGAGGTTTATCCGATGACATCGTACTGATGTCTGACATGTAGTGCTCCTTGTTTAGTTATTAGACTGTTGCGTTAGCGTTATCAGGAGTCCAGTTGATAACGAAACCTTCGTGGTTAACCGTCATCTGCTGGATCATGATTGAACTGTTACCAGCGTTGAGGTCACCCAACGCAAAACCAGCAGGCCACGCATTGTAGATAGTATACTCAAGTGCCTTGGTACCAGGGACCACATTTTGTGTTAACGAACCAGGGTTGGTGGAGTATCCACCAGTGCCACCAGCGGTAGCACTGGTTGCCGAGTGAGGGTGGTCGTAGACTGATACGACGATGTCACATCGGTAGTCTGAGACTGCGCCACGACTACCGTTGTTACCTGGGACAGCCTGGACCCAGGCATGCATGAATTGCTGCCATGCCCACAACTGGTCCTGCTTGGCGAAAACACCACGGCTGAAGGTAATCGGGTTAAAGTCAGTCTGACCAATCATCTTATGCGGATGAGTGTTCATGCCACCTTCACGGTACGGGACCATTTCGTTAGTCACGCTTAGTCCAGTCACCACCGCAAAGCCAAGATTACCAATGTCCTTGGTGAGGGCTGACAAGTTTTCGTCGTACGGCTGGATTTTAACCGTAAACTTAAAGTCGCGTAGCGGATCGGTACGAGTTAAAAAGGCCATGTTTCTCCTTAGATATTCTCGGCAGTGGTTGATCCGCCGAGCCATTGACTGACATTGATAATGATAAATTCTGCGGGATAGAGCAACGATACACCAATTTGAATGTTTACTTCACCATTGTCAATTGAATTCTGAGTGTTATTGGTTGAGTTACAAACAACATAATACGCCTCAGATGGTGTACGACCGCGTAGTCCACCAGAACCCCAGAAGTCGCTCAAGAACTTTTCCAACTTCAGGCTGATAGAACTCCACAAACGCTCATCGTTAGGTTCAAATACGGCAAACTCACTCAAGGACTTTGAAGTGCTCTTGATGTAGTTCAACGAACGGCGAACCGAGATGTACTTGTCGGGGCGAATCTTATTAAGGGTACGGGCACCTTGAATAACAATTCCTGCTCCAGGAATGGCTTTAAAAGTGTTAATACCAGCGTCATACATGGTGCCAACTTCTGCTTGGGTGTATGTAGAAGTGACTCCAAGAGCGTTGCGGATATCAATTGCATACCCAGCGGGTGGCTTAGCCACGGTTCGCTCAGTTTCTAGGCGGGCATAGATACCAGCAATGGCTCCACCTGGGAAGGTCGTGCGAATTGCACCAACACCCGACTTGGTTGGATCAGCCATTTGAAGCATGGGCCAGTACATGGCACCATAACCCTGGTTGGTACTGTAACCGCTAGCGGTGGTAGTAGCCAAAGCAGCAGTTGTATCAGAAACCTTTGGATCAATGATTCCAAAACAATCACCACGAGTAGCACAAACATCCAATACCTTGGCAACAATCGCGCTATCGGACTGACCAACGGCGTTAACAATGAGTGATTCAGGAAGTGTTACCAATTTATCAAGTGCGGTGATAAATGAGGCAGAAGCCGCACCCGAACCATCGCTACCACCAGTAAGCGCCTTAGCAGTACCAAGACCAGCACTGTATGTAAAACCAGACGCAGGGGTTACTGTGGCTAGGTTTGTAATGTTAATGTACGACGAATAGTTATTAACAATAGTCGTTGCATACCGATTGTTTGCAGGATCAGGACTTAACTCTGACCAATATTCAACTTCGGTACCGTTATAAGAAACCGACAGGTTGAATGTTGGGAGTACTCCAGCAGTTGAACCAGCCACTGGAGCAACTAGAGTAACTTGACCTGCCGTAGGGGTAACACTAAGGTTATTACCGTAAGCACCAACATTAGTTGACGCAACATCAAACAACTTTGCGGGCGTAGAAGCCGCAGTAGACGCCGTGTAGTTGATTACAGAGGCACCAGTTGCGACACTTGCGTTGCTATTAAATGCACGAGTGACATAACAGTTACGACCACCATTAGCAAAGTACTGATAGACAGCGTAGCCAAGGTCGTATTCCTGTGCCAGGTCACCAAATTGTGAGGTGTAGCCTGACCAAGAAGTAATCAAGGTCGGTGTGGCTGGTCCACGCAATGAGGTACCCACAAAAGCGGCTGTTGAAGTACCAGTGTTACGGGATACGGTTGTCTTTAACGGAGATTCTGTTACATAGACTCCGGGGCGGGTATAAGCCATGAG